CCCGACAAACCTGCGGAACCATCCTTTCCTATGCCCCCGCTGTTAATCAGGCGACTCTCAGCTTTTATGTTTCATCGCCCATGACAGCCGCAACCTTCGCTTATGGAACCGACGATACAGCTGCTCTTCAAAAAATGACGACCACCGCGCCCTGCAGCACGGTCGGTTGCAACATGCGTCTCAACGCCAGGCGTTACGTCACGACGGGCACAGTCGCGTTGCCGTGGAACGTCCCCTGGGCCATGGTGGGGAGCGGCGCCGGGATTCCGGCATCGATCAACACCTACGGCGGAGCCCAAAGTCCCGTCAACAACGGCAGCAGTCTGCTGGTGCTGACTCAAAACCTGACCACTCCAGCCCTGCTGGTTGCGGGACAACCCGGCGCCACCGGGACCAACACCACCACCATCGACAGGCTGCAGGATTTCGCAATCATCGGCGGTGCCGGGACGGGAATGGACGGGGGCGGCAACGACGGGCTGGGAATTGTCTCCTGGCAGGGGTTAGTCGTCGATGCTGTGCCAACCATCAACTTCCTGGCCGATGGTAAGGAGATTGCCGCCCAGACAAACGCATGTAATTACTGTTATGACGAGGCTATCGTCATAGAGAACTCCATGGAGTCATTTAACGGGAGTTGCGGGATAGGAATCGGAATGCGTAACGGCAACGCGGCGGTGCAACCCGGGCGACCCGTTGCCGACCCGTACTTTAACCCTAATAACATCGAAAACGTCACGTTGCTGGGAGGCTGGGGCGAAGTCAATGGAGGGTCCGCAGTCTGCATCCGCACGGGCACATCGCAGGGCTTGCTCCTCCAGGGACGAGTTATGCAGTGGGATAATATCCTGACCAACTTCCAGGCGCAGACTAGCGAACTGTACCTGGAGTATTCAGGAGGCGCGACATCGGGCGCCGAGGTGGACGGTAATTATTTTGAGGTGGACGCCCTCCACGGCTCCCTGAGCGTGGCCGCTATCAACAATTTCAACGGGTGGATAGGGATGAACCGTAACGGGGACTTTTCTAACAATATCGTCGTCCCGACCACCATCCCGAAGCAGTTGACATTTACGACTGCCAATCTCCCGGCTGCCTCCACTGCCACCAATGCCAATAATGTCGCGGCGCTGGTTACCGATGCTACCGTCTGCACCAATGGCACCACCTACGTCGGGGGCGGGACTGTGCGGTGTACGCTGCGCAGCACAGGAGGCCTCTGGGTAGAGACCGGTGCAGGCTGGTAAAGGGAATGACACAGGAGAATCCGATTGACACAGGAGAATCCGACCGCCGACACGATTCGCATCAATGCCAGAATGGTGAAACTCGCGATTGCAACGTTCGCTTTCACGGGCGGGATCGGCACCGGACTGTGGGCGACAGCCCAGTGGAAAACGAGCGTCGACGACCACCTGCAGCGTATTGAGGACCACCTGCAGAATGAGGACACGCATATCGAGGAGGAGCACGAGCAGTTGCAGTGGCTTGTCGAGCACAACCGAGATCGGGACCCGGCGCCGAGCAGCCACTGGACTCCCAGCCCCTCGCGGAACCGGAAAAACAGTTCCGCCTCCAACGATCCGTCACCAGACAACTGAGGCGCACCAGATGATCACCCCCCAACTGACGATGCCGCCGTGGATCATGGGTCACCTCTTCTGGATTCTCGTCTGGGGATATGTGCTGCTGACCGTCGTCAACCAGTGGCCGCGTCCCGATGTCCCGTGGACGAGCGCGGTGTGGAAAACCTTCTTCGTGAACGTGATGAACAGCCTGGCGACCAAGGCGACGCATGTGATACCTGGAGCCGGGACCGGCACCGTCGTTACGCAGGCAAGCTGGACGCAGACACCCACGGAGAGCATCAGGACGGTCACGCAGGAGCGCCCTACAACGCCGGTCCAACCGCCGGCGCAGTCTTAGCAGCAACAGCAACCGCCGCGGAAGCGGAAGAGATGAGTATTGAAATGGCATCGTTCAAAAGTTTTCTGAGTGCGTTTGGGAAAGACTTCAAAGGAGTGTTCGCGTGGCTGGGCAGTGCGCAGGGTCAGGCGGAGATCACCGGCCTCGAGGCAGACGCGACAGCCATTACCACAGCATTCAACCCCGCTGCAGGAGCAGCGTTGGCAGGGGTCGAAACCCTCTTCAATACCGGCCTCAAGCAGGTCATCAGCATTGAGGCAGTAGCCGCCGCCGCCGGAGCGCAGAGCGGGACCGGGGCGCAGAAATCCGCCGCTGTTGTGAGCGCCATCGCTCCAGACGTGAGCAGCTTCCTACTCGCGATTGGGGTCTCGAAGCCGACAGCAGCGCAGGTGCAAAGCGTTTCCACCAGCGTCACCAATGGGATCGTGGGAATCCTCAACGCGCTGCCAGCCCCCGGAAACGCCAGCACCACAGCGGCACCTCCTGTGGCGCCTGCGAGCACGATACCCCTCGTGAGCGCTGCAAACGCGAGGTAGGGCCAATGTCCAGAACCGGAAAAGTGATCGGTGTAGGGTTGCTCCTCTGCGCGGCGACCCTCACCGGTTTTTTATGCTGGGCTATCGTCGGAATCCACGCAGACTTCGCATCTGCTGCGGCGAGCGTCGGCGCTATCCCGCCCACCATCCAGTCAGCAACCAAAAGTGTTACCGACGCCTCGTCCGCCGTCCAAACCGCCGTCAAAACCGTCGTCCCCGAAGTGACGCGACCATGCCGCGGCAAAGGCGACGCCACCGACAACTGCGGCTTCCTCGCAGAGACAAAGAAGGTCGAAGCCAAGCTCGGTGACGCCGTAGTTACAACTCAACTACAAGTCCAGAACAGCCAAACGCTGATGCTCGCCGCTGCCAGGGCCATTACGGGGGCAGGCGAGGATATCCACACCGCAACCGGCCATCTGGACACAGCCATCGACACGGCCAACTCGGCTGTTGCTGCGCTCCAGCCTCCTCTCCAAAAGCTGCCCTCTATCGAGGACGCCGCCCAGCTCGCCATCACGCACATCGATGCGCTTTCCCAAAGCCCCAACATCCAGAAGACGATCGCGAACGGCGCGCTGATCACCACCAGCTTCGCCTCGATGGCTGACACAGGAGCCAAGGTCGCCAAAAAGGAAGGCGATTCCATCCTGCACCCAAGCCCGTGGAAAGCGTTCTATCCGTGGGCGATGATCGGGGCGAAGACGGCGGCGTGCATCTGGGCGGGCGCGTGTTGACCGTGCCTGCGGTGCGCGTCCTCGCATTGTCGGCGTACCTGGCGATGGGTTTTGTCCTGGCATCCGGACTATTCCGCTGGCGACGGCGAATCAAACACGAACAGGCAATCTGCCCAAGATGCCACGGGTACGGCAAGGTGCGCGATGGAAACTGCTGGATTTCATGTCCGCTTTGCGACGGAACCGGAACGGTTGGGTAGGTGAGAGACTCACCGTTTTCTTCTACCCGGTCCTGGAAATGCTAATCTCTTCGCGTTGCTGTAACGAGAACGGCTCAAGGCGAGTACCTTTGTTCCCGATGTTTTTGGGCGGGTTGCCGGTGATGAAAGCTCGCTGATTTCACCGTTTTCTTTTACCCGGGCCTGGAAATGCTAATCTCTTCGCCGCGATGGGAACCGTGATCTCAGCACAGGAAGCTGGCGGCGAGAACCTCCCGCTCTTCCTTGCACTTATAGGATTCAGCGAAGGCACCGTCACCAGCCCGGCCACGCAGAACGACGGCTACGATGTCATCGTCACCGGCCACGACGGCAAACTGAACATCTTCACCGACTACGCCACCCATCCCTTCGACCGCGGACGCCAGCCAATCGTCCTGCGCATCGAGGACCACGGTACACCGGCACTCGCCTCAACTGCCTCCGGTCGCTACCAGATCATGCTGAGAACCTGGCGCGCTTACCACTACCGTTTGGCGCTCACCGATTTCCGCCCCTTTGCACAGGATCAGATTGCAATAGAACTCATCCGGGAGCGCGGCGCCATCCCGCACCTCGTTGCCGGAGATATCGCCACAGCTATCGGATTGTGCGCGAACATCTGGGCCAGCTTTCCGGGGAACAGCTATGGCCAGGCCGGCGGGAAAAAGATCGATGAACTGCTGGAGCAGTTTGACCGGCTCAAAGGAGGCGGCGTTGCCAGTCGATCCGCGTAAATCCGTTGGCGAGAACATCCGCGAATTTAAGACCGGGCCTCGGTTCGCGCACACGGAGCGCAAGTTTGGCGCAGAGCGGGCAAAGAAGCAGGCACTGGCGGTGGCGCTTCATACGAAGGACGAGGACGAAGACTGGCGCGACGCAGGGAAGAAAGCGAAGGGGTAGGCCATGGCCAAACTGACAACGGCGGCCAGAAAATCTCTCCCCGGCAAAGAGTTCGCTGGGCCCGGGCGCTCTTTTCCCGTGCAGGATGCCACGCACGCGCGGATGGCGATCTCTGGAGCGACCCGATCGATGCACGCAGGCAACATCTCCGCCTCTGAAGCAGCTCGCATCAAGGCGAAGGCGCGAGCGAAGCTGGGTCAAAAGGGCAATCACGAAGACGACGAATGGAGGGGTTGAAAAATGGCAAGCACACCGATGGGCGGCGGAATGCCGATGCGCCCGGCAGCGCAACCTTCAGCACCACCGATGGCGGTTGCCACTCGGCCAGGAATGGCTAGCCCGCGCGAGATGATCGCGCGCATGGATCCAGGCCAGCTCTACCAACTGGTCGAAGATGCAAAGGGTGGCAAGTTCGGGCCGCAGGCTCAGCGGATGGCAGCTGGCCTCTCCGGTGGCGGCGTTCCCCCCGGAGGTGCAACGGTACCGGCGAATCCCCGGCCAGATTCAGAGCAGGGGATGCCGCAGCCCAGGATGGGTGCGCGGCAAATCTTCTCCGGCGCACGGCCTCCAGGCCAGCCGCAACCCATGCCCAACGGCAGTCCCAACATGAGCAGCGGTGCCCCAGACGAGGACGAGGACGATCAAGCTCAGGGCCCGATGAACGCCGCCAGGATATTCGGGCCGGGGAGGTAAGCCTTGGAAAACTTTCAACTGATCGCGGTAACGGGCGGGGCATTCGTACCCGTCAATGCGCAGATCGCCTCGCAATATGTGGAAATCATCGAGGATGGCTCTGGCTCTGCGGCCGGCCTCAAGGTGAAGTTCCCCGCCGACGGGTTTACGGCGATCTACGAATACCCGCCCGGGCAGCAACCCATCAAGCTGGGCGTCTCGCGCGTTACCGGCGCGCCCGGCCGTTCCCCGCTCAAGGGTGTGCCAGCCGTCAATGTCCCCGTGGCCAACGGCAACGGTACGTACACCACCGTGACCCAGCCAGCGACGGTGTACGCGCAGGTTGAGTCGATGGGCGCCGTCACCGTGATCCGCGTGCGAGAGGAATCCTAGCCGCGTGTGGGAAATCCCATTCATCTCGCGGCGCAGCCACGCCGAGACGATTGCGGCGAAGGACGAGACCATCGCCGAGCTGCGGACCGTCAACCAAAACTTGACAGATTCGCTGAAGGCATTCGACGGATTGCTTGAATCGCTCAAGCCAAAGCCCCGCGTGCCGCGTCTTCCCGGAGAACGGTCGGCCCCAGCCTCTCCGATTGACTACGGGAACCTCGACCCCAACGACAACCGGGCACTCGCACGGGCCGCGCTCGCTGAGATGGGAGGCGGTCGTCACAACATCGCCCGCGTCCAGCAGCGCGCCGAGCACATCCGTACCCAGATCCTCGAGGCCCGCTCGAAGCCGGATTCGCCCACAGCATTCGCAGCCACATGGCCACCGCCGCCGTCCGCCACGGTCGCCGCCATGATCGAGGAAGCTATCGCCGCCGGAGAAGCCGACGCTGCAGCGAGGGTGAATTAAGCCATGGCCACGACGGCGCTGGCGATCACAACGAAGATTGGCGATGCCGATACGCAGCGCCAGGCTGCTGCTGAACCGACAACGGACAACGCACAGGTTCAAACCGGCGACGAAGCAGCCAAAGCCGTCAATCTCAGCGAGGACATGCAGCGCGACCTGATCGAGGTCCGCCGCAAATACAAGCAACTCTACCTTCCCAAGCGGAACCTGTTCCTGCGCCGCGCGCTGCGCGCCTTCGAAGTCCTCAAAAACAATCCCTACATTTTGTACAACGAGACCACGGCGGATTACGACTCGCTGGCCATGATCCTGCAGGGAACGGCGACCAAGGAGGACGTCGACCTTTACCAATATCAGGACAACATCTACCAGATGCTGGCGCTGTCTTTCATCGCAGCATTGAGCAACGATAATACGAAGATCCGCTATCAACCCGTCAATGCCCAGGATGAGGAAGACATTGCGATTGCGAAGAAGGCGAGCACCATCCACGCCTACAACGAACGCCGCAACGGAATCGAGGCTCTCCAGCAACTTGAACTGCTCTACATCTGGTGCACAGGCTCTTACTTCTGTCGCACCTACCATGTTATCGACCGCAACCGTGCCGGAGTGTCTCGCCAGGACATCACGACGATGCAGCAGCAGGAGGCGATCCCGGCTCGCTATATCTGCCCGAGCTGTGGCGCGGTAACCCCAGAAAGCAAAATCAACCCATACGGCGTTCCAAAATGCCCGAAGTGTGGCTCCCCCCTCGGCCAGCAGGACTGGTACGAACCGCAAATGCTCCCCATGCCGGTGATCGTAGGGGAAATCGAGACACCCAACGGGATGACGGCGTTCAACGTCTACAGCGGGCTGAATGTCGATGTCGACCCGGACCAGAACGATCTTTACGACTGCCCCATTCTCGACCTCGAGGTGGAAGTGCCGCTCGCCGCGGTCCGCGCCGCCTTCCCGGCGATGTACAGCCAGATTCAGGAGAATGCGACCGGCGACGGCACAGAGGACGGAGAGATGGCCAAGCGGACACGCGAAATGGTCACCTCGCCTACCGGCGTGGGACCGGCGATGGTCGGCCAATCGAAGGGTACCTACTCGCGCTGCTGGATTCAGCCCGATGCCTTCTACATCCTCGAAGATCAAGCGCGCGCCGATGCTCTGAAGGAGGCATTTCCCGAAGGCGCGCGGCTTGCCACTTACGCCGGCGATATGTTCCTCCAGGCCGTTCCCGAAAGCATGATGACGCACTGGAGCCATGCAGGATCGCTAAAGGGGCTCGGCATGTACCCGTTTGGCGCCGGGGACGCAGCACTCGAAATCCAGTCGCGCATCAATGACGCTGCCAACATCATCCACGCCTACCTCGATCGCATGGCCTTCGGGACGATACTGGCCGACTCCAGCGCCATCAACGTCGAAGCCCTCGACCAGAAATCATTGATCGCCGGCAACATTACGGCTGTCGAACGTACGGATGAGGACAGCGGCACACGCATCCCGCTTTCAGACATCCTTTTCCAACCCGAGTTTCACGTCGACTCGAAGATTTACGAATATGAACCCAACCTGGTGCAGCTCGCCCAGGTCATCTCCGGGGTTCAGCCGCAGGTCTTTGGCGGCAGCGACCCCAACGTCCAAACTTTCGGCGGCCAGAAACAAGCGCTGAACACGGCGACCGGGCGACTGATGCTTTACCTCAAGCGCATTCGCGAAGAGCGTGCAGCCCGCGCCAAGAACTCGGTGATGTGCTCCGTCGACAACATGGACGACGAGATGCGCCTGGTCATGGATGGCGAAACGGACGGTGACTATCGTACCGAGGTTCTGCTAAAAAACGAACTGACCGGAGAGTTCCTGACTTATCCCGAGACGGAGGAAGGCTTCCCGTCCACTTATCAGGAAATCCAACAGCGGATCACCGAGTTACTCACGCAGGGTGCGAAAAGCCCGTTTCTCGCCACGCTGCTCTCCGATCCTGACACGATGCGGGTGGTGGCACGCTACATCTTGCCGGATGAAATCAAGCTGCCTGGGGACGCGGAGCGCGCGCGCATCAAGACCATGCTGCACCAAATGTCCGAGTCGAAGCCCGCGGGCGTGCAGCCCGGGCCAAATGGTCAGCCGGTGGTTATCCCCTCGATGATGCCGAACCCCGACTACGACGATCTCGGAATGTGCGTGGTGCTGGCAAAGAGCTGGCTGCAGCAGAACTGGCAGATGGCGGAATCGCCGCAGCGCGCCGCGGGGTTTACGAACGTGCTGGCGTTCCTGCGCGTGTGCACAATGATGAACGCGTTCAACCAGGCCAAGGCGCAGATCGTCGCGCAGCAGGCGGCCGGAGGCGCGCCGGGTGGTCCGGGTGGTCCGGGGCAACCGCCGCCGCAAGGGCACCCACAGTTCGGACCCGGCGGGCCGCCGCCACCACCGCAAGGAGGACCTCAATGACGCAACGACTCGTGATTGCATTTGCTTTTTTTCTGGCACTCGCAGTTTCAGCGAAGGCGCAGGCGCCTAACTATGTGCCGCCGCCCACGGGAGCTTATGTATGCCTCACGTCGCCCTGCACCACCGCATCCGATTGGTCCGCGCTCTTGAGTACGGAAGGTTCGGGACAAGCGGCTACGTCGGTCCCTCCGGCGGAGGGTATCTATATTTGCGTGACGAGCCCATGCACTGCAGCGGCGGATTGGCAAGCGTGGAATGGGACAAGCGGCGGGGGAGGTGGGAGCACCGCGCTCCAGACGAATGGCGCAAGCAACTCCAGCCAGACGCTGCTGAACATGGAGACGAGTACCACCAATGCCGTCGGGCTCACCGTGACGCCGTCGAACCCCAGCGGGGGCATCGAAAAGTGGGAGATAACCGGGGGTAGTTACACGGGCAACGCTGCCACAGCCACCAACATGGCCAGCAATGGCAGCGCGAACCAAGTTTGGGGAATGAACGCGGGGGGGAGCGCGCAGGGATGGCAGAACAGCGGCGGGGGAGGTGGGATGGTATACCCCGGTGCTGGAGTGCCGGATTCAACGGGCACCGCGTGGGGCAGTAGTTATGCTGTAGGTACCGGCGCTAACGATCTGGTGCAGCTAAACGCGAGCGCGCAATTGCCGGGGGTGAGCGGGGTCAATCTCACCGGGATGACTCTGGCGCAGATTGCCGCAGGCGCTGCCGGGACAGGCATCTACGACTTCTCGGCAGCCACTAATTTCAAACTTCCGGTGGCTGCGGGCTACACAGCGACCGCTTCTGGCGAATGTGGTCACGATTCCACCAATCACAACTTCCATTGCTACGACAATTCAGTGGATAACTTTATAGCAATATTTCCTTCCGCCACTCCCCCGACCAGCGGTCACATAGCCGGTTTCTTATCTACAGGGGGAGCGTGGACGCTGGAAGATTTAGGTGCGCTTCCGACCTCTGTCGCCAACCTGGCAGGCGGCGTGGCCAACGACATCCCCTACCAAACAGCAGCGAATACGACTGCCTTCATCGCGCCCGTGAACAATGCAGTGCTGATTACGAGCGCCAGCGGGGTACCATCCGAAGCGACCACACTCCCTGCTGGCGTCGCGCTGGGAAGCGCTCTAACCCTGAACAATTCTGGTTCCGGCGCGGCATCGGGATCAACTTATAACGGCTCGACTGCTGTTACAGCAAGTTACAATACAATAGGTGCGTCCCCATTAGCGGGCAGTGCATCTCTGGTTACTGTAGGCACGATTGCAACAGGTGTGTGGCAGGGAACGGCGGTTGCTGCTGGTTACGGCGGCACGGGCATCAGCACAGCCGCCTCGACAGGCATCCCGCAGATTGCTTCGGGTACCTGGACCGTATCGAATACGCTGCCCAGCGCGGTTGCTCTCGGTAACAACCTGACGCTAAACAACTCCAATTCTGGGGCTGCATCTGGATCGACCTTTAATGGCTCCGCTGCGGTGACGTTGAGCGCCAATACCCTCGGCGCAGCTTCACTTGCCAATGCGAATACCTTGTCTGCGCTGAATACTTTCAGCAACAGCCCCGGCACGGCCTCGGGAGCCTATGGCACGCTGTTCAGCGGCACGCCGGGAACGTCTTCGCTATTTAATCCCGTTGTCTACATCTCGCCAACAGGAGCCACGAATCGGTCGTGGTCAGGCGGCTCTCCGTTGCTGGCGATTAATGCGCCCAGCGGATACTCCGCATCCGCCTCAATTTTTGAAGTGGACGCGAATGGCGTGTTGGGGGTGTACATGACCGCCGGCGGGACGATTGTGGCGGCAAGCAATATCTCCATAACCCAAACGGGCAAACTTGTTGAGATCAGCGGCTTCGCCAACATTAACTCCCCTTCTGCCGGACTGATGAATGTCGGGACGGGAGCATCGGCGGGGGCGGGCGGCTCGATGGCGATGACCAACGTCAACCTCGGCGCATCCGGCACTCTGGGCACCGCCGTCTTCGGCAACGCTACCTCCGGGACGGTGACCGTAGAACCGCAAACGGGAGCGCTGGGGACGCAGACAATCTTATGGCCTGCGGCCTCGGGTACGGTGGCTCTTTCTATTGCTTCGGCGCAGGGAACGCCCACCTTCACGGCTGGAACAAGCGTCACTTCCTGTGGATGCGCGGCAGGCACCACCTGTACCAATCAACGAGGAGAGCTAGCGATTGTCGGCGGCACAGCGACCACGGGCACGATCTGCACAGTTAACTTCTCAGCAACCCTCGGGACGGCTCCGGGGTACGGTGAGGTTACGCAGAACGGTGGCGCGACACTGTTCGGAGTTGGGCACGGTGCCCCTGCTACTACTGGCATGACGATTTCCGCTGGAATCAGCGTTGCGGCTTCAACGCTCACTGTTGATTACCAGCTACTGCCATGATGAGCGACCACGGAGAGCGGATTTAGCTCTCGGCCATAGACAAAAAACTGGAAATGCTAATCTCTCACGCGTCAAGTTATGGCCAGCGCACCCGTTACGCCCGCAGCCCCCGCACCAGCGACCACCTCGGCGCCAGCCGCAGCGCCTTCGACGCCGCCGGCATCCAGCACGCCACCAAGCCCTCCCCCGGCTGCCGCACCGGTTCCTGCCGCAGTTCCCGCCCCCGATACCCGCTCGCTTGAGCGCCAACTCCAGGACGCGATCAGGCCGGGAATCGAAGAAGCGCGCACCGCCGCTGCCGCGCCGCCCCCGGCCGCCGAAGAATCCGCGACAGATAAGGTCGCGCGCGAAGCCGCCGCTGCTGCCGCCGCGTCCGTGCCTGGCGAGGAGCCCGAAGCCGCAGCAGCGCCGGAAACCGGTCCCGCCGCTGAAGGCGAGAACGAGTGGGACGACGAGTTCGCTCCCGACCCTGCCGCCGTGGGACCGCAGGACCTGGCCGCAAAGATAGCCGCTAATCCCGCGCTGAAGGCAGCCGTCGACGCGAACCCGGAAGTGCGCGACCTGATCTACGCAAACGCGCGTCTGGCCGCGAAGGCGAAGCCCTACACCGAACTCTTTGGGTCTCCGGAAGAGGCCCACGCAGTGGTCCAGGGGCACCAGGCTTACACCGGAATTCGGAACTTGCTCGGGGCTGTCAAGCGTGACGACTTTGGTTCCACCCAGAACGTCATTAACGCGATGCTCGAGCAGGACGCTATGCGGGACGAAAACGGAGAAATCCTCAGAGACCCGCAGACCGGTCGCATCATCACCGGTGGCAACACAGGAAGGTTTCTTCGCAATTCGCTGCTCATGCGCCTGACGGCTATTGAACAGCAGGCGAAGCAAAGTGGGAACGATGAGCTGCTTGCGCATTTGGATGCCGTCATGGAGAGTGCAGGACTCCGGGCCCCCTCCAGCCCGGCTGAAGGCGAACTATCCGAAGAACTCAAGGCTCAGAGGGACCAGATCCAGCATGATCAGCAGCAGCTCAACGCCGACAAGGCCGCAAAGCTGAAAACCGATACCGACTCGTTCTACAAGCGGGTATACGACACAATCGACACCGACCTCAAAACGGCCGTTGCCGCTGTGCTTGACCGTGCTACGGGCCTCACGCCGTTTTTGCGGGCCAAGTGCGACGAGTCGATCCGGAACGCACTGGGTGAGGCTGTCCGAAAGAGCAGCGGATACCAGTCGGAGCTGGATGTTGTGGAAAGGATGCCGCTCGGCATAGCGCGAGAGAGGGCCTACGTAAGGTTGGCCAACCGTTATATGCAATCGCTGCTGCGGCCGGTCGCGCTGCCGATCCTGACGGAAGCTAGCGTCACCCTCCAGAGGAAGGCTGCTCAACGCGTAGCAGTCCGAGCCGCACGCGCCGAAACGGCGCGGAGCGAGGTTCATGGTGCCGCACCACCGACACCTCCCGCCGCAAACACGTCCGAACAGCAGTTGGAAAGGGCGAAAGCGGAGTTCGTTCAAAAGAACGGACGCCAGCCAAAGCTGGAGGAAGAACTGGCGCTGATGATGACACCCGCCCTCGCCCGCACCGCTTGAAGTTTGCGCGTCGCGCAATGAGAACGCTTCAGAGAGCCAAAGAAAGGGAGCATTCCCATGGCCGATCTACAGGCAGGGGTGGGCGCGATTGCAGTTGCGATCGAGCAGGTATACAAAAACCCCAAACTCATCGCCGAACAGGATTCCGAGTTGGTCGGGCTCATCGCCGACAACGGGAAAGCGGAACCGGTTTCCGCTCACACCTTCCGCATCACCTTCCAGGACGCGGTGCCGGCAGAGGAAGCCGCCATCTCGCTCGACAACGCCGCACAAAACTTCCCCTCTCCGGGATCTTCCGACTGGCAGGCGGGCACCATTACCCCCGTGGCGCGCGCGCTCCCGATCGGCTGGACAAAGCTGGCGGAGATCGCCGGCAAACCCGAACTCACCGTCGTCAACATTGTCGCCAAGCAGATGGCCGACATCATTCGCGAATCCGCGAAGCGGTGCGACATCCACCTGTGCGCTGGGGACGGCACCGGCTTCATCGGCAACATCGTCTCGGTCGACGCCGTCAACCTGATCCTCTACATGAACGACGCCGACTTCGGTGCTCGTCTCATCACCAAGGGTCAGCACTTCGACGTTTACAACGGGCTGAACTTCGTCGTTACCGTGCAGGCTCTCGCCGTCACCAAGAACGGGCCCACGCAGAGCGTCGCCGTGAACACGGTCGCCGGCATCAACCCCGGTTACATCGCCCGGGTCTCCGGCTTGACCTCGGGATCGCCGTACTACGTTTACGGTATCCCCTACTGGGTCTCGAACACGCCGACCGGCCTCACCGCCGGGATCGACCGTTCGGTTCCCGCAAACAACTACATTCTCGCGAGCGGCACCAACGCTAATGGCGAGATGAGTCCTCCGCTCCTGCGCATCCCGTTTGACCAGATCAAGGCCATCCTCGGGCTCAAAACGATCAAGGCCGGTAAATTCCGGCTCCAGTGGGGACCTGCCCAGGCTGCGATGTACGACCAGCTTGCGGGCCAGTTCTTCCAGATCACCAAGCAGGACGGCAAGCTCGGCACCTACGATCTTCTCGGCGAACCGTCCGAGTCGGAGGTACTGGGCAACAAGCCGCTTGAAAACATCCACGCGAACAACAGCCAGATTTCCTACCTGATGATGGACTGCTGGAACAAAATCCAGTTCGGCACCCTGGCCAGCCCCTGGTGGTTCACCTGGGACGGCCGGCGCGTCTTCCCGCAGATCGGCAGCAACGGATTGCCGACCGCGGGCGCTGTGTCCTTCCTCGTGGATACGCGGCAGTTCTTCGTCGACAACCCGCCTTCACAGGCGTCGCTGTACGGTCTGACCCTCCCCCCTGGCTACTAACTAAAAAGCCAGCGCCGAGAGCGAGATCGGAAAGAACCGGGCGGGGATTCCGTGCTTCGTCCGGTTTGACTTTGAGGGGGGAGCAGCATTGAAGCACCATCTGGACGGCTACGAGGGCGACGAAATCCGGGCGGTAGTTGATTTTCTGCTGCGCGTCGGCGGCAAGTCCGGCAACGGGTTCCCGAACTACCGGCTCGTGGAGAGCGATCGTGTCTTTGAAACCAAGGGCGCTATCTGGCACGATTGGGATGAGACGCTTACGGCCTCCGAGCGCGCACCGCGGATACGCAAGGTGATCCCGGTGCGGGAGAGGATTCCGGTTCCCACCGCGATTCAGTTCCACGTTCCCAGCTCGCAGGACGGCGGCATCGAGGTTGTCGTCCAGAAAAGCGTGTTGCTGCCAGGGCACAAACCCATCCGCGTGGTGCCCGAGCTGCGCCTGGTTCCAAAGTACTGCGAGTTGGATCCGGCGGGATGGATTCTTCAGAAGTACTATCCGGCCGCGATGTTCGGTTCACCGGATGCTTGGTATTCGCGCACGGTGAAGGGTACGTCGATCCCACTGCTGGGGCCTTACCCGGAGCGTGGCCAATACGAGATGATCGCGGGCGTCTTCCGCATGGCCCCGTCGTTCGATTTCCTCGATCGGACGATCCAGTACCACCAAAAGCGGGCGCGGGAGAAGCAGGAGACCGATGTTACGGCGTACGTCAACGAGGCATTCCACCGACACAACAAGGCTGAGGAAAATAAGCGAAACGAGTTAGCCGCGCAGCTGCGCGATATGATGAGTCCATTGCTCAGCAACACCGAGGCCGCCGGCCGCTGGCGCAATCGGATCGCTGAAGAGGCTGGTATTCGCTCCCACATGGGCAACTAGAGAGAGGACACGATCACAATGCCAAGGGCCACACCCGCACCGCCTGAGATCAGGAACGTTAACTACGGAGGCCGCGTAGTCGAAGCGGAGACCACTCCCGACCTCGAGAATGCCAGCCGCGACTACGCTAGCCAGGCTGGATTCAACATTGACGGGCAGGGCGGCATCAGCCTTCCTGACCCGGGTCACGCGAAAGGGCGTTCGCGCGACCCCCGCTTCGAGACCCGCATGGCGTCGCTGCGGATGCGCGTGTCCTCCACCGGCATTACCCCAGCGACCGTCTTCAACTTCCTGCCTATCCGGCTGACTGTAAACTCTCCCTCGATGGCCGTCCGCAACGGCGTCGACCCGGTAAAGGGGGACGATGATTTTGCCACGCGGACCTGGTCAGATCTCGATATCCAGATCATCGATGAGGGCGAGCTGGGCAAGTCCCCGCAGGAGTTCCACCCCATTCAGATTGCGCGGGTGTTCGAGTTTGAGTACAACGAAGGCGGCGTCGTGGCGCTACCGTGCATACCTGAGGATGCCGATGAGCCGAAGTGGGCTCCGACGCTGAAGAAACATGCTGATCAAGCGGTGGCCTGGATGCTTCGCCAGGTACAGACCGGAGAGCGCCTGTGGAACGCCCCGGACCGGCTTCAGCGGCAGAACGTGCGCAGCATCCACCGCGCCTGCGGTGAGCGATTGGTTGCGCTAAAAATTCTGCGCCGACTACCGGACTTCTGCACAGAGAAGCGCGAACTCTCCGATGTACCCGAGGCCTGCGCAAAGTGCGGAACGACGCCCGACAGCCGCTTCGCGGTGCAGTGCGGGGTGAACAACTGCGGATATATCATGAATCCGGTAGTCGCTTTTCAGAAGCGCATCATCCCGGAGGATCACGAAGCCCTGGAACGGCTCACCCGCGATCAGGTGAAGGAACTCGGCATCTCGGATTATGTTGCCGAGACCAGCGACGAGTACCCGGCGCGCATAAAGGCCGGCAGGCCGAAGCCGTTCTCAAAGGCCGCAGAGCGCGCCATTGCAGCGGAACAGCAACTGACGCAGGCTCCGGCCAGGGGCTGAGCTGACCTAACCGGAGGCGATCATTGCTCGACGACGTACAGGACATCTTTCGGAGGGTCGGAGCGCTGCTCGATGATCCTTCGAATTCGCGCTTCTCCGGTGCCTACCTGACGCCCTTCATCGACCAGGAATACGACGAGATGGACGTCCAGCTCGAAGTGCTGGGGATGGAGTACGTCGAGCACATCGCCATCGTCAATGTCAATGCGAACGTGACCGACCTCAGCTACCTGCTTGCCGACGGGCAGGCGCTCCAGAGCATGAAGCTGCCCAAGCGGGTGGACTGGAAACAGCAGGGGCAACCGGACACCTCCTACATTCAGAGCAGTTACGTTGACGAGCTCGACGACGTGGGCATTGGCTCCATCGGCTTCTTCGAGTGGACCTTCCAGCAAGGTTCGCTTCAGGTCACCCCCAGCTCGGTGCCGATCACCGCGCGCATCTACTTCGACGCTACTTCGACGAACATCTACGACCCGGCGCAGGGCGTGATTCGGGGGACGGGCCACATCCTGGCCCCCCGCGTTGCGGCCTACGTGGCGTCGCTGCAGAACGGCATGGGGACGCTGCAGAAGAAGGCCGAGACCAAGGCGAAGGAAGCGTGGCTGATGTTCTGTAAGCTGGTGGTGATGAACAGCCAGTCGAAATTGCGGAGCCCGCGACCGATCCACCGGCGGACATGGCCCATGGGGATGCCGACACCACCCTCGGCGTAGCATGAAGGAGATGCAGCCGATGCGCGAGGCGATCGAAGCAACCCTGCGGGAGTTGTTGACGGAAAGCGGATCTGATGCCACGGGATTCGAATTCTGGCGCTGGATGGGTCACATTGTGTTCCCGCACATAGTGCCGCCAGCCCATGCGACCAGAGATATGGCCGCGTTTCTCCTGCGTCCTGGCCACACCTTCGGAACGATATTGCGTCGTGCCCCCCCCTTCCGAACGATAAAATCCGACTGCTTTATCTATCTAAATTTTCCGTTCCCATCCGAAGAGTCTCAAGCGTCCCTCTACCCATGTGGTTGCGCAATGGCGCACATCCGCCTCCGCGGGCCCGTGCGCAACATCGAAGCGGCGTTTGCGAAGGCTTTAGCCGCACTGAAGGACCCCACGCGTGTTCTCTTCCCTATGGCTGCACCGTTAAACGGGATGCAAATGCAGCTTGTGGAGGGAGTCTCGCTTGCAGAGGGGATGGCGTTCGCTTCGCTGCATGAAGGAATTAGCGATCCGTCGGCGCAGGGAACTGCGACGGCGCTGGAAAAGATCGGGGAGACCCTCCGAACTCAATTGGGATACGAACCCGGTCTGGAGCAAATTATCAAGGCCCTGATGGGCGAGTAAGGGAAAGGAACACACAATGGGAGTTATTATCCTGGTCATCGTTCTGGTTATGCTCTTCGGCGGCGGTTGTGGTTATTGGGGTGGCAACCGCTGGGGCATGGGCGGTGGCTTTGGAATCGGCATCGGCGGCATTCTGCTGATCCTGCTGGTCTGCTACCTGCTGGGTATGTTCCCCGCTGGCTGCCAGAGTATCGGGTCGCACCACTACCGCTGGTAATGGAGCGGTGGGCGACCCGGATTCCGTACCGGGATCATGCTACCCGTCTTAGGGGCTAACCGGAGGTTGGTTCACCGCCCACGATCTTGCTCCCCGATTCGATCACGCCCCCGGTACCGAAAGCGGTCGCTCTGCTGCAATATCGGCCCGCGCCGACATCGGGATTCTGCTAGGTTAATCCAGTCCGATGACTCCAGCCCTTGGCGATCCGTCGATCACAGGTGCTTTCGACTCCGGCAGCAGCGCCATTTTAAGGCACGCTCACCGGAAATGCTAATCTCTAAGGACAGCAAAGCTCCTGTGCAACATGGATGAAGCCTACGGTGATTGGGACACCGTAGGCTGTCCGTGTACATCTCGGTCGCGTTGCGTCGGGACCTCCGTACATGGCGACGCAGCAACGCTGCCCAGGTACCCGGGCCGCAGCCCTCGATTCCCGGAAATGCTAATCTCTCCGCCGTCGGACGCATCCCGCCCGAAATTCTGAACCCGCGGCAGCACCGCGCGCAGGAGGAACCATCCCATGTCACTCGCATCCACAGTCAACGCCGTCGACATCAGCCGGCGCCGCAGAACAACCATCCTCGGTATCAACGTGAGCGGCAACTATGTGCCGGGCGGAGACCCACTCGATCTCACGCAAGCGGCCAACCCCCACGCTCTTCAGGGCGGCTCTTTCGGGAAGGTCCCTACTGAGTGGATCGCCTGCAATGCCCCAGGCGGCTACACCGCTGAGTACATTCCATCGAAAGGTGGCGCGCGAACCCCCTTCCTGACCACCGCCTTCACCCAGCCAGGGGGCGTCGGTACAGCGCTGAAGTTCACCACGACCGTCGGAGACACGCTTTCGGGAAGTATCGAGATCAACTCCGCTGGGGGCACCCATGCTGGCACTCAGGTCGTGAACCTTGCAACCTACAGCGGGCTCTCCAGTGCAATCGCCTCGACCGTCACCGCCGCCGCCGCGGCGCTCACCGCCGCGCTCAACGCCTCGCTCGGCGCAACGACCGGTTCCACCTACACCGTTACCGTGGCGGCTGGCGTGGTCAGCATCACCCCCACTGCTGGCGGCTCCGCAGGCGAAACTCTCTCTGTCACGGCGAGCACGGTGCAGGAGTGGGCGGCTGGGATCAACGGCCAACCGCAGCTCCAAACCTGCGCAGTGAAGTTCTTCTCGGCAGATGGCACGGAACTAGCGGCGGCAGCGTATCCCGCTGCCCTCCAGGCGGACACGCTGCTCCTCGCACTGTCGGTGAAGATGTACGCCGGGATGTAGCCCAGGTGAACTTTGAGGGGTCAACTCCGCAGCTCATCCCCAGGTTCGGCTCGCTGGATCAGGACGACGACCCGACGCAGTTGCCCCTCGGCATGGCGCAGGTTGTTCGCAACGGCCGTTACAAAATCGAATCGGTCGGCTGCCGCTTTGGCCTGACCACCCGGCTCCAGTTAGGCGCGCAGAACAACCCGGTCAGCGGCATCGGCGCCATCCGCTTCCTCGCTCCCGACGCGACCAACCAGGAAATCATCGAACTGCTGGGCTACACGCAGAACGACGGCAACGTGTGGTCCGTCGCTCCCTTCCTGCAGGGCACGAAGAAGCAACTCACGACGCCAGCCTTCCTCGCTCAAGCCAATCTAACGCTCACCCCTGGAGCCAGCCCCACTATCAATCAAGCGGCGAATATGGGGATCATCGGGATCACGGACCTCGTGGTCGGTCTTGCGCCCGGTCTCATCTACGATCCAGAACAGGGCATCATCGACCAGATTTCCGACCAGCCCTTCGGATTCGCGTGGGAGCCGAGTCTGCGCGTGCGCGTGGGTCAGGTGGTAAGCCCGAGCCAGTGGCAAAACTACGGGATCATCGATTACCAGGGGACGTGGGTGCCACTACAAACCGGATTCCTCTACCAGTGCATCCAGCCGGGCATCACCGCAGCTGATAACGCTGGCCACAACACCCAGCCGGCGTGGCCCCCCGTCATCGACGGCCAGGTGAACGACGGCACCGCCAAGTGGCAGGAGTGTACACCCATTGCGCTCACTGGGCTCCCGGACCCGGCTGCTCCCAACACGCCGACCACGGCTCCCGACGCGCTATCCCCGATCGTAGAGGGCGCGACCGTCTATCTCGCGTGCACCATGTTGAACGAGCAGGGCGAGGGCATCAACGAACTGGTTGCTTCGCTCGGAAGCAACACCGGTCAGCTCGATCCAACCCGCATGCTGGTGTGGATGAACACCACGGGTGGGCCAGTCGATCTCACGGTGACGCTGCCCGCCATTGCAGCCATCTTTGGAACCGGCGGTGTGCTGGGGGCCCAGTTCGGCGCGACGCAGTTGAACCTCTACGCCCTCATCGTGCCCGGAACGCCGGATCCGGAGCAGATCACCGACCCCACCTTCTACGCGCAGGTTGCGGGCGGTCCGTTCAATCCGGGAGCGAATGTCACGATCTCCGGATATCCGACCGGGCAGGAACTGCCGATCATCAATACTGCTGTGCTCTCTCTCACCCCCGGCAATGTCGATACCGGAGTGCGCTACATAATCCAGCTCTTCGAAACGCGCACCGACTACCAGACGGGTTGGACGAACTCGACGCCTGTGCGTATCAATGTGACCCAAGCCGGTCAAGTGATCACGCTGATCCGCGGGGCGCTGGGTCCTTACAACTGCGAAGCCAACGTCTACGCCTTCACCGTCGCAGGCGCCTCCGCCGCCGGCCCCTATACCTACGTCGATCAGGCGGACACGGAAAGCCCAGGCTTCAACCAGGCGAATATCAATATCTCCGCCACACGGATACCGAACAACACCACAGTCACGACAGCATTCAACGTCACCGACACTTACCTGCCGGGAGCATCGGATGTTACTAACTACGCGAATCGCATCCTTGTACCCCCGTTCGTCGATGCCTACTACTCCAAGACTCTTCAGTCAGTCGTTTATTCCGGAGCGGAGGGTTATCCGAGCACGCTGCTGGTTTCCGACCTGGAGGACCCGCAGGCCGTCCGCATCCCCGGATCGAATATCGATGTAGCCGTGAATGACGGAGATCGGGTCATTTGCTATCGAGAGGTTCGCAACATCGGCATCGCGTTCAAGGAGAATTCTGGACACGTAATCAATTCAAACGACGGGGATCCGAACGGCTGGCCGGCCAACGAACTCTGGCGCGGGAACGGCCCCGTGGGCGCAAAGGCCATCGACGTTTCCGTCGAGGACAACAGCCAGTTCGCTGTCTGGGCGCACCGCTCCGGCCTCTATCTCTACGAAGGAACAGCTCCGAAATTGATCAGCCGGGAAATTGTCCAGTGGTGGGACCAGATCAACTGGGCGCTCGGCAACCGGATCGTGGTGAAGATCGACCAAAAACGCCGGCAGATTCGGATCGCAGTTCCGACGGGCGCTGCCACTGAACCCAACTTGGTCTTCACGCTCGATTACTTCTTCGGCGTCGGTGACCCTGTCGTGTTCTCAACGCGGCTGGGAAAGCTCATTCCAAACCCAGAAGGCCGCAAGTGGTCGATCGATGACATCACACCCGCCGACATGCTCTACGTTCCACAGCGCTCGCAGGCGGAGGCACAGCAGGCTGGGGTGGATATTAACAATGAACTGATCGTGGCGCACGCGGACGGCAGCATCAAAACGGCTACCGACAACCAGTACTTCGATGAAGACTATAACTCGAATCCGGTTGGCTATCTGGAACAGTGGATCGGGGTGCCTGGCCCCAACCCGGCCCTGAACGTCTTTGGCCTGGTCGGCGCGAGCTGCTCGGCGATTGGCAACGGGCCGATCAACGTGTATGCCGTCGACGACAAATTCCAGAAGACGGGGCGCAAATACCCGCTCTCGGCGCCCGGACGAACGTGGGTGCTCCAGGCCGCAGAGACGCAGCGCGACTTCGGTTCCACGCCTGGGCACGACGCCGCACACTGGGGGATCGGCTTCGACAACGGAGCGGTGCCGGGGAACTGGTTTGAGATGCACACGGCAACGTTGCGGATCATCAAGAAGTGGGCGCAGCGACCGGGGTAAAAGCGTAATGGCAAACGTTCTCAACGCGAACCAGCAGCAACTGCTCGCGGCGGCGGCTGGAAACGCCCAGCTCCTCGAGCTGCTGCAGTCGCTGTTCAACACAACGCAGGCCACCCAGACCGCTACGAACACGGCGACGAAGAACGTCCCCCCCCAGGCCAGCGCGACTGTCAGCCTGCTGAAGGGCAATTACATCGTCCAGATTCTCAACCCCGGTCAGACTTCCGCGCTAAGCCAGATTCAGGCGGCGCAGCAAAGCCAGGGCGCAAGCCTCGCCACCAGCATCGCGACGGTCACCGCCATTCTCCACCAGATTCGCTGTGCGACCTCTCCCAGTTTCGGAGTCAATGACAACGTTCAACTCTTCGGTGGCAACAGCGGGTCGACGCAGACCTACTGGACGCTGACCAATCTGGGCACCGGAAACTTCTACTTCCAATTTCGATCCAGCTACGACGGCGTGAATTTCAACCAGTGGAAGAACGCCAACGGCGGCCAGTCGGTCAGCAGCAACCCTTCAGATGTAACTCTCGAGCAACAGACGAATTCGGAGTGGGCTGTTTTCACGCTTCCAGGCGACCAACTCGTGGCGGTGGGAGAGGGGTTCGTCGGGGATGAGGGAACTTTCACCCTTCCAGAGAATCTCTACAGTTCGGCGATGGCCGCGCTCGCTGGTCCAAACGGATTCGTCGACGTCGGCCGCCACGTGGCCGATATAGCGAACTCGGACGTGGAGATCGCGGTGCCGAGCGATACCTCGGGCACGGTCGGGATCCCCGATTACCCCATCGTCGTGCTGATGAAGTACGGAGATCAAAGCGTCCCGCAGATCCTCTGGAGCGGGGACGCCAACGTCTTTGCCATCGTATGGGACCCGGCCGGGAATAACGTGACGCAGTATCCGAGCCCGGATGGCACCGTCTTCTGGGTGGTGTTCACGCTGCCCGGCGGTGCCCAGATCGCCGTAGGTTCCGGACAGACCCCCGACGGAGCAACGGTATGGGTCCCCCCGGAATGCCCGTGGATCGTGCCCGCCAACCTGCTCTCCGTCTGCTCTCCGCACGGGGTGCAGGCGTTCAAGTCGGCGCACGGAGTCAATACCTGCCAGCTGAATGCCGGCGCGGGCAGCACCATCGTGGCGGCATGCAGCTACGGTGACGGATCCACCACCTGGAGCGGCAACGCTAATTGGCTTGGCGTGGCTTCGAACATCCCGCTGGTCGCATTGACAGGAGGGAAGTGGCTGCTCTTTCAACTCGCTGGTGGGAACCATCTCGCGTTCGGCGCGGGACAAATCCCATCCGGTTCGAGCTTCCAGATTCCCGGCGGGTTCGCCACCGACAAGATGCTCTCGATTGCTACGCCGGGTAGTTTCACTGGGAGCGGTGGCAATGATATGCACGGCGTCGCGCAGTGCGACATCAACGAGACGACCGTGGCCCTCTCCTACGTGGACGGCAGCGGGAACTCCTGGCCGGGAAACGTCAACTGGCTCGCCTTCTGCTGGCGGCTGGCGCCAGGCGGCGGTCCACCTGCCCCGCCGGTGCCCTCACCAACCGAAGTTGTCCTGACGCCGAACAGCGCCACGATCAACAGCGGCAGCGGATTGCAGTTCACGGCCACGGTGCTCAACAACGCGAGCCTCCTTGTTAATTGGGCGGTGGATGGAATTGCGGGCGGCAGCTCGAGTGTCGGGGTGATCAGCGGCTCCGGACTCTACACGGCGCCGAGCGCGCCCATCACGGGTGCCGAGCATACAATCACGGCAACGAGTGTGGGCGATCCGAGTGCCTCCGCGACGGCGAGCGTCTATGTCCTCGGTTAAAGAAAAGGCGAAAATATTTACATCAAGAGCTCCCGATGTAAAAATTCTTGACACACCAGCCCAGGACGCGGAGCGGTGGCGTCACTGGCGCGCGACCGCGCTGGGGCTGACCTGGCGCGTGGCGCTGCCCGAGGACATGTCTTCGATTGAGAGAATGTGGAAGGCAAAGCGCCGCGTTCTGGGAACGAAGTGCCCGCTCCCCGACCTCTTCAAATCGCCGGTGTTGATCGCGCTGGTGGCAGAAAACAACAGGGGTCAGGTTGTCGACGGAGTCTTCCTCGAGGCCGTGGTCGATGTCACGAAGCTCGGCGCCAAGCCCGAAGGCCTTGCATCGCTCGCCGAGATTTCCGGAGATCTGGCGGCGTTCGTGAAGGGCAGAAAGTTCCGATGTATTACCGCCGCGATGCCCCGCCACGTCTCAGCGCGGATGGCCGGGGGTTTGGTGCGAGCTGGGTTCCACGAACAGCGGCTGGCGCTCTGGGACAGGTGGGTCTAAGCTGGGACAAAATGGAGCGTAT